AACGTTTCGGAAGCTTATATATCAAGATTAATGGGTGAATTTTCAAAGCAGGAACCTTCCATTGAAGTGGGATCGGAAGACGAAGAGGAAGCAGATCCTGCAACGGTTCATGTCGTTGAAGCGCATTTACGCCATATCTTACTTGATAAACGTAATCACCATACCCGTTGGGAAATTATGAAAGACCTCTATTCAGGCGGTTTTTCAAGCGGGAAACTATGGACTGATTATGCAGCGCCTATGGGCAAAAAAGCTTTCCAGCAAATATTCAAGTTTGATCGCGTTTATGATCCAACATTATGTGGGTACGACCAAATGGCACGCTATTCGCATAAAGGCGATGGGCGTTTCTGTTTTGAATGTATGCCTTACGAAGTGGAAGACTTCAAAACAATAAATTCAAACGTCAAAGTAGATAAATTAAGTTTTACCCGTAATTTTTCCGGTTTCAATTGGTCATATTTAAACGGCAATGAAAAGATTGTTGTAGCGTGTGATTACTATGAAAAGAAAAAGCGTGAAGTTAAAATTCTTCAATTAGCAAACGGTAAGGTTCTAACACAAGCCGAATATGAAGCGATGGCGGAAACTTGGGATCAATCAGGAACTCTCGCTCTAATGCCACAACCCAAAGGCAAATCACGCTGGACAACGCTTGAAACTATCGTCCGTTATCGTTGTATTGAAACCGAGGTCTATGAATATGTTGAAACCGATTTTACCTATTTTCCGTTGGTATTTTTTGATGGCAACTCTATTATGTTACGTAATCCAAAAACTTCTGGCGCCGTTGAACAAGTTACGCGCCCATATGTTTATCATGCGAAAGGTGCGCAAAAACTTAAAAACTTTGCGGGGATTACATTAGCAAATGAAATGGAAAATATAGTACAGCATAAATTCATTGTAGCGAAAGAAGCCTTACCAAAAGAAATGGATTGGTTAGCTGCTTATAAAGATATTCAAAAACCCAGTAATATGGTATTTAATGCCTTCTTTGAGCAGGATCCTGATAAACCCATACCTAATCCAATAAGGGAAGTTCAACGTGTACCAACGCCTCCTGAAGTCGTTCAAACATTCGCATCCACTGATTCTCTTATCCAAAATATATTGGGTAGCTACGATGCTTCTCTTGGGATCAATGACAATCAGCTTAGTGGTGTTGCAATTGTGGAAGCCGCAACACAATCGAATGCCGCTGCTATGCCTTACATTGTGGGCTTTTTACAGGGGCTTCAGCGCATTGCGGAAATAGTGGTTGATCTTATTCCCAAGTATTATAAAACCCCTCGGACTATTCCTGTAATGGGAATTGACGGAAAACACGATTATGTCAAAGTAAATCAGGAAGACGGCTTTTCGATGTTCTACGATACGAATGTTCTTAATGTCAAAGTTGAAGCTGGCGTTTCGTTCCAAATTCAAAAATCACGTGCATTACAACAGTTAATTGCTTTACAAGGCGTATCGGATCAATTCAAAGCGTTCATGGCTGATAAGGGCTTAAACGTATTGCTTGATAACATTGAAATACGCGGTATTGATCAATTGAAGATGCTAGTTGAAGAATGGCAACAGGAACAAGCGAAAATGAAAGAATTGGCGATGCAGCAACAGCAACAGGAAATGCAAAATAATCCTGCTGTTATGAAGGCTCAAGTTGAGATGGCAAAGGTCCAACAAAGTGGTCAAGAGCTCCAAGTGAAAGCCCAAATGCATCAGGAACAGTTCAAGTTAGATATTGAAAGATTGAAGCAGGATCAATTAAAAATATTAACTGATTTATCTATTGCAAAAGATAATAGTATGACGCAACGTATTAAAGCTGAGGCAGAGCGTTTTTCAAAGCAGGTAGAACTTGCAATGCAAAAGAAAGACATGCAACACAGGCATTTTAGAGAGGCTATTGAAACTCATAACAAAGTGCATGTGGCAAATCACCAAGCAGAAACAACGCGAATGCAGCACAATAAACAAGGCGCTACAATACAATAGTTTTTAAAACCAAAGGAGCAATACAATGAAAGCAAAGGAAGGAAAAAAGAAAGCAGTCGATAAAAGTTATAAAGAGCCTATGCGCCCTAAATCTCCCCATTCCGATCATTCTAAAAAAATGATGGATGGAAAGATGAAAAAGAAAAAATAATGCTATCCGGCTGTTACCCCTTTAGGAACAAATTGCACCCTCCCAGTGAACTTAAAGGGGGAAAGTTAGGACATGGATGGTTTGAAGATCATTTTGAAAAGGAATTCATATGGTTGATACAACACATTTCTGGAAACCTCTTAAGCCCGTTTATCGTAATAAACCTGTTAGTGATTTTGTCAAAAAACAACGAGAAATTTCATCCCGAATGGTTCCCCGATTAGTATGGGATTCCCGTCATAAGAATGGCAAAGGCCGTACTTATATCAAAAGAATTCATGGTGAGTTAATTTAAAATGATGACACAACTTAATCCTCCTATTCCATTAGACACACCAAAAGGTAAAGGACTTGCATGGTTTTTAATTGATTATGGTGCTGAACACAATTTAATGTGGGTTGTAGCAATTGATGAAACAGGTGAAATATGGACGTTTGAAAACCCGCATGTTCGCGCTCAAAAAAACATAACGATGGGACGAGTTTATGAAAAAAGAGAATTGTGATTATTGCGAAGATGAAATTGTTGGCAAAGCTTATTATGATAAACAGTTAGAAGGCTGGATTTGTGAAAACTGCAAGGAATATCTAAAAGAGCAAGAAAGAAAAAACAAATAATCAATGGAGTTTAAAATGAGTTTGTCTTGTGAAACTGAAGTTACAACAGCTGATAGAACAGCGCGTGAAGAAAGACTAGTAGATGAATATAAGAAACACCCTGAATTAAAAGTAGGTTTGCTTAAACCTTACGATCCTGTCAATAATCCACCTCATTACAATCAATCAGAAGCTAAGTGTGAATGCGGACGTCAAATTGAATGTATTGATGTGACGCGCCATTTAAACTTCAACATTGGCAATGCCATAAAATATCTATGGCGTTGTGATTTAAAGAATGCGCCGGTTGAAGATTTACGCAAAGCTATTTGGTATATTCAGGACGAAATTAAGCAAAGGATAAAATAAAATGGAAGATCAGTTAAATTCGAAGCGAGCACAATTTTGTATTTGTTGTAACAAAATAGTTCCAGATAAATGTGAGTGTATTTGGTCAGCTGTTCGCGAATTACAAGATAAAGTTAAAAAATTGGAAGATTCACAATATGGTTACATTGAAAGAATAGGTCATCTTGGCAGAGCATTACATTGTTTATCGGAAGAAAACGAAAAATTACGAAAAATGCCGTATAAGTGTCCTATTTGTGAAGGAAATGGATTTAACTACCACGCAATGATTCATAAAGTTGATTGTAAAACTTGCGAAGGCAAAGGAATAGTCTGGGGTTAAATAACCATCATATTATCCTTAAACCATTTGTCGGTTTCCTCCATAGCATAATAAACCTTTCCCTTGCCACGAAGTTTAACAAACGGTGGGCCAGCCTTCTCATGCCGCATCTTTTGAAACCAGCCTTGTGAATATCCGTATCGTACAGCTGCTTCTTTGTCGCTTATATAAACCTTACCCATAATGTTTACCATGTTTTTAAATCCTTTTAAAAACCTATAAACGGTTGCTTTGTTGTTATTCAATTCTATTTCATTTTAATTCATTTGATCATTTTTTGCAAAACTTCCTACCAGAACCTACGCTTAACTTACTGAGCTATCAGGGATAAATAGCCGAGACCTGAGCGTTAATCAGGGGATGTGCGAAAGCTAACGTACGTCAACCGTGGCGGGGAAATAGCCAAGGCACCCATGCCTATCAGGACGATAAATTGGGCGGGACTCTTACGTAGATAGAGGCATTACCGTGACGGGGTTAACAGTCGAGAAGGGAATCTCATGGAAAATTTAGGTTCAGGAGAAGGTCAAAGTTCGAGCAACTTTCAACCTTCACCGCAGCAATCAGGATCGGCACCGGCAACGGCACCATCCGAAACTAGGGAACGGGTTTTTTCGCAATCAGAAGTTAATGATCTTGTAGGACGTGCAAAAAGTGAAGCTGTAGAGAGACATAAGCGTGAAACAGCAATGTCAGCGCATCAGTCTCATCAGCAACCGGCAAGTTATGCGCCTAATTACAACCAGACGCAGCAACAGCCGATGCAACCACAGCCTAACCACGGCATGACCGAACAGGAAATAAGACGACTGGCAGCTGAAGAAGCTCAACGCTCAAGGAATGAGCATTTAGAAGAAACCAGACGCCAAACCGAAGAGCAAAACGCTCAACGAATTGCGAATGAGTTCTTCACCAAAGTTGCTGCAGGTGATGGCGGAGTGCAAGCCTTTGACAAGATAGTTTCTGAATCGGGTGTTGATTTGCGGACTATTCCATACCACGTTCAATTAGCAAACTTGGTTGATAATACCCGCGAAGTAATGGTTGAGCTCTTAAAAAGCCCAGCCAAAATTGGTCAGCTCCAAGGCTTGATTGACATCGACCTTCGTGCGGGCCGTCAGCCCAGATTAGCACTAGCTGAAATGAAGAAGCTTTCTGAATCGATTAAATCGAACAGTCAAGCGGCTAATTTCAAATCTCCTAATGAACCCTTAAGTCAGATGAGACCTTCTAACGCCGGAACGGGTAATCAAGGCCCACTATCTGTCAAGGACTATAAGGCCAAATACAGAGTGTAGGGCAAACGTTATCCGAACTTTTCATGGATTGAATAGTTAGGAGCATTACGATGCCTTTATATGCCGATAATATTTTGCAACAGGTACAGACCTATCAAAGATCGTCTTTAGGCTTGTTGCAAAACTTATGCTGCTTTGTCAGCACCTCAAACACGAAGTTTAAAGACTTCGATAAAATTCAGGCTAACTTAGGATCAAGCGTTACATTCGATACCCCACCCCGCGCAACTACAGCAGCTGGTTTGGTGGCATCTTGGCAACCTGCTGATCAGTTAGTTGAAACGCTTAATTGCGATCAAGCATTCAACGCTTCATTCACTGTTACCGCGCAACAACGTATTTTCAACTTGGAAAAAGGCGAAGATGAATACATTGAAGTATTCGGTAAATCGTTCTTAACCGAATTGGCAAACGAAGTCGAAGGTAACCTAGCCTTAAACTGTATTTCAGCTGTACCTGTCATGACGGTTAACTCACAAGGTCAATCAGTCCCAACAGGCGCATTGCATACAGAATCAGGCCCATTCCGTTTCTTCGGTGACGGTTTAACGCAGTTAACTTCTTATAACCAGTTAGCTCAAATGATCATGCAATTTAAAAACTTTGGCTCCGTGTCTCACGGAATTAAAGTCTACTTGCCTGATTCGGTTTATCCCGCAATCATTGGTAGCGGTTTAAATCAATTCGCACCGGAACGAAATAACAAAGACGCTATGTCTTGGGAAGTCGGTGAATTTGGTACTCCACGTGTTAAATATTATCAATCAAACTTGCTACCTATTCAGTATGCAGGAACGATTGGCAATAATGCCGTTGTATTAACCTTGGTTAGTACAAATGACCCAACAGGTCAAAATGTTACTCAGTTAACATTCAGTGGTGCCTCATCCGGAGACACAATCAATGTCGGCGATATGTTTCAATTCAACGATGGCGTAAGCGGTTTTCAAAACATGCGTTATTTGACATACATCGGTCACAAAGTCTCAATTAACCGCGTTCAAAACCGTGCAATAGCTAATGCGGTTGCTAATGCAAGCGGTATCATTACCGTTAATTTGGCATGGCCTTTGAACTGGGCTGGTGGCAATTCCATTAACTTGAACCAAGCTTTACAACCTGGCATGCAAGTAAGCGTATTGCCATCACATAAAGCAGGGATTGTAGTAGGTGGGGATGCATTCTATATTGCGATGCCACAATTACCTGATCAACGTCCTTTCGATACCGGTAACGAGTACGATCCTGAAACAGGTGTGTCATTACGTATGACATACGGTTCCATTTTCGGCGCGAACCAGAAGGGTATTATCTATGATGAAACGCACGGATCGCTTGCGGTCAAACAATATTGTATGCGCGTCATCATTCCAATGAGTCAAGCGTAATAAACGGCAGTCGGTGATATTTAGTCACCGACTCATTCCACGGATTGGAGGATTTATCCTATGTTAAGCGGCGGCGTACAAAATTTACCTGTAGAACAATTACCGTTTTTATATATAAGCGGGATGAATGTTTCGGTTGCATCTAATACGGTGATTGCAATCGCCCCAGGTCAGTGTCGTGATCAAAACGACAATATTGATATCCCTGTGCCAAGCGTACAATATATTAACTCAGCAGTTAATGGTGCTAATGGTTTAGATAAAGGAACTTTAGCGGCCAGCACAAATTATTTAATTTGGGAAATTGCTGATTCAAAAAACAAACTTCAACCCGCAGGTCTTTTGAGCCTTCAAAGCAATGTCGGCCCATTAATTCCTTACGGTTATGATTCCATGCGTTTAATAGGCGCTGTATCAACCGATGGCTCAACACACTTCGTAGCAGCTGACGTTTTAAATGCAGCTTATTACAAAGGTTATTTCTTGCAACCTGCTGTCAGTGTTTTATCAGGTGGTAATGCTACAAGCTTTACCGCAATTGACTTATCAACCCCAATTCCTACAACCACGGATCCATTTGTTATTGCGCTTTGCACAGTAACATTTATTCCTGCAGCTGTGGGCGATACGGTTCAATTCAGACCAACGGGAAGTACCGCAACTGCTAACTTACCTACTATCACAGGTATTGCTGCAGGCGTTGCTCAAACCCAGAATATTGCATTGAATTGCGGTGTGGGTTCAAGCAAACCTGAAGTTGATTACAAAGTCACTGTATCAGGAGATGCTGTTTCCGTATCTGTATATGGTTACTACGTCACATTATCCTAATTTTTATAGGGGAGTGATTATGTATGTCTTATACAGCAAGGCAGCTGGTTGATCGCTCATGGTATTTATCCGGAATTGTAGCCCGCCGCCTTCAATCGGTGGTGGGTGACCAAGGTACGGATGGCCTTTTTTTGCTGAATGCTTTGCTTTCTTGGAAAAGCATTCAGATCGATTTAATTCCGTACTGGACTTATTACGAATTTATTGCGACACCTGGGGTTGAAACCTATTTCATTCCAAATTTGGTGGGCGTTGAATCATTAACATTTAACATTGGCGACGTTCGTTATCCTACCGATTACACAACCCGTACTGCATATTTTGGTACAGGTCGTATTGATAATATTGCAAGCTTACCCTCGAATTGGTACTTCAACCGATCATTAGGTGGTGGAACCATTTATCTTTATTTTTATCCTGCTGGCCCCTATCCAATAAAAATAATGGGTAAATTTGGTTTACAGAATGTAACGCTTGATACCGATCTTTTAACTATTTATGACCCATCCTACTTAGAATATTTGCGCTATGCATTAGCTCAATATATGTGTTCTGAGTATGGCATTTTAATGAATCCAGAATCATTAAAAATTCTGAAAATGATTGAACGGCAATTAATGGATGTTATGCCTCCTGATTTAAGTGTCAGAAAGACTTCAATTCTCACTACCGTAAGCGGCGTGAATTTCGGGGATGTGAATGTAGGCCACGGTTGGAGACCTTAATATGATTAACAGGTCTCAAACAACAAAACCTGAATTGCTTAACATAGTAGGCTCTTCAACATTTGGTCGCTATCCTAAGATATCGATTGAAAAAACTTATAATATGTTTATGTCGGATAACTGGATGGTGCCTTATGCCGGTTATCAAATTGCAATCCCTGCAAATCAATTAGGAAATAATGTCGAAGGACGCGGATGTCATACCAGCACTAAATTAGGAAAATTAATCGCAGTATTTGGTAGTGATGTTTTTTTGATTTCAATTAATTTTGATCAAAGACGGGCGATTGTTTCAAGTTATCAGGCAATCAAAATTGGCGAATTACAAACGACAACAGGCGTTGTTTATATTTCAGAAAATAACAAACCGCAAATTGCTTTTTCGGATGGCGTTTCAATTTATATTTATGATCCTAATCCTCCGATGGGTGTTGCATCATTTTCTATTGCAACACGCGATGGAACAAACCCTATTAATTTTATACCTGGGTTTATTGATTTTCATGATACCTATTTTTTATGTGCAGCACGCGCTGATGGTTTTTATTCACCTGCTGCTAATAATACGTGGCGTCTGTCTAATCAGGATGATGGTTTACAATGGCCTGATGATGCGGCACATATTGGTTTACTTCAAACAAAGCCTGATAACACACAAGCCGTATTAAGATTTCCAAGTAAAGGAAATATGATCGTTGTAATGGGGCATACCGTAACCGAGCCTTGGTTTGATGTGGGTTATCAATTATTCCCATATCAAAGAAATACATCTTTTAACGTAGATTATGGTTGTATTAATCCTGCAACGATAGCATCGAATGATGAAATAGTTGTATGGCTTGGAATCAACGAAAAAACAGGGCCAATTGTTTTTTATTCTGAAGGTGGAATGCCTGCACAGGTAACGACGGATGGTTTTGAATATGTTTTGTCAAACCTTCAAAACCCGCAAGATTCCCAAGCTTTCATGTACAGACAAGACGGACATCTTTTTTATCACATAAATTTCTATTCCGATAACTTATCATTTTTCATTGATTTCTTACCTAATGGAACACAAAAGATTTATCACGCGTGCGATGAATTTGGCAATTACTTCATTGCAGCTGAAGTAGCCTTCTTCAATAATCAATATTATTTCGTCAGTAAAAATAATGGCAATTTATATGCATTTGATACCATTTTTACAACATACGATGGACATGAAATTCCGCGCATTAGAACATGTAAAAATATCAGAAATCCCCAACAGGAAGCTTTTATAGCGAATGATTGCGGTTTCACCATTGAAACAGGTGAAACGAATTATTTACCTGTTAGTCGCGGTGATTTGTATTTAATAACCGAAGACGGAAACCGTTATATTACCGAAGGAAATGTCGTCTTCTTTGAAACGGAAAACGGAAACCTGTTAACGACTGAAAGTGGTGATTTTCTTGTTTCAGAGCAAACCGATTCAACCGATTTCTTTTATCTGATTGCAGAGCAGGGAGATATTGTAAATGAATTACCGCATGTGGATTTATCTATTTCGATCGATGGTGGCGAACATTTCAGCAGTTACGATTCTCAAACTTTACCTCCTATTGGGCAAAGGAAATATAAGCTCGCATGGTGGCAATTGGGATGGGCGAATGATTTAGTTTGTCAATTCCGTTTTTATGGTGTAGGGCGTTTTGTGGTAACGGATGGGGTTGTCAATATAAGACAATAAGGTTGACAAATATGGGTCAAACAAGAAAACAGCAGGCTATCTTTCCCGATCTTCCTCGGGACAAGCAACTTGTTGACAGGCAAGGGCAAATAACCTCCCACTGGGATTTATTTTTTCAACAATTAGTAATGGCCTTACAAACGAATTTTAAGCCGGAGGGTATTGTAGTCCCTCCCGAATCAGCATCGAATATTGCAAATTTAGGCAATACGAGCGGTTCAATTGGTAATATAATATACGATAGTACGAATAACGCATTTAACGGAATAATATTAGTCAGTCTCGGGCCACCCATTGTGACCGCGACTAAAACGTTTGTCCTTATTTAAAAGGATTTAGATATGGCAGCAACGAGATCAGGGATTCAGCCTTGGATGATTGGCGCGGGCGCCGGTGGCGCTATTGGTGCCGGTTTTGGTTCTATGATGAGCGATTGGCAAAATCCGGCTGATGCCGCCTCGCCTTATTTTAATCAAATGCCAGCCCAGCTTAAGCAATATTTTAGCCCTTATATTGATGCGGGTAATAAAGCGCTTCCTCAATTACAAGGGCAATACGGCAGTTTGATGTCAAACCCTGGGGGTAAAGTTAATGAAATAGGTGCAGGTTACCATCAATCACCTGGCTTTCAATTTGCTTTACAGCAAGCCTTACAAGGCGCAAATCATGCTGCAGCGGCAGGAGGTATGGCCGGATCTCCACAACACGAGCAAGAGAATATGGGACTTGCTACAAACCTTGCGAATCAGGACTATAACCAATGGCTCCAGAATGCTTTAGGTTTATATGGTACAGGATTGCAAGGTTCACAAGGTTTATATAACACCGGAGCTGAAAGTGGTATGCGTTTAGGCGAAAATTTAGCTTCAGTATTGGCTAATCGCGCTAAGTTGGCTTACGAAGGCCAAAATGCTGAAAATCAACAAGAGGGCGGTGAATGGGGTTCTCTAATGAGCGGCATCGGTACGGTTGCAGGATTGGCTGCATTTTTATAAGGACATAGATCATGCCCATACAATTTCCAGACTTTCAGCGCATTAGTTTTGATGAGGCTAACCCTTGGTTGGTTGGGGCTGAACGCGGTCAAAAATTAACGCAAAGCGGGATGATGTTTCCACAAGAATTACAGGCAAAAATTCTGGCTAACCAGATCGCACAGGTACAGGCAAAATATGCTGAACCTAATGCCGCTGCAGCGCTTAAAACAGCACAGCAACATAATATTTTCGATCCAAGAATCTGGGAATCTGAAATAGGTTTAAGAGGTTCACAATCATCCGAATTAATGAGTGAAGCTCAAAAAAATAAATTTTTAGTTAATAATCCTCAATACATAAGCCCTGAAGGAATGCTTATCAGTCAGGCAATACAGAATCAGCAAGGTAATCAAGGAGGCGGAAACCCTGCACCTCAAGCGGGTGGAAGTTCTAATATGGGCAATATTGGCATCCCTAATAGTGCGACATCAAGCGTTGCGAATAGTCTTCAAAATATTAATGCGAAGCCAGGTCAATTACCGCAACCTAATGCACCACAATTTAATTCGTCACAATATAATCCAAATGCTTTGGCATTCAATATGCCTAATTTGCCATCGCCTACAGGAAATTCGGCACTTGATAATTTGTATTTTAAAAAATTTGGTATGGCACCTGCTATGCAAGCCCAACTTGATTTGTCTAAAGCGCAAGCCGAAAAATATCAAGCTGAAAATATAGAAAGAAACAAAGATTTTAATAATCAATCTGTCGTAGCCAATGAATCAACCTTAAATGCTCATAAATTTTTAGATGCACTTGATCGAACAAATGCTTTAGAAAGAGGTGCTGTAGGGGGAAATCTTAGAGCATTAAGTGATGCTGCTCAAGAAACTGATACCTATGCAAATAACATGGCAATTTCTGCAACAAAATTATTTCAAGGAAATAATGCAGTACATGCGGCTGATATTGAATTAAACCAAATGGCAAAACCTAGCAGAAAGCAAAATAAAGATGTTGCATTTGATTTAGCTCAAGGCGTTATTGCAAAAAATGATCGCATGAAAGAAAGACAACAATTTTATGCAACGGGTACACAATTAGGTTTGCGACCTGAAATAATGGATGCAATGTGGAATAAGTATGAAACCGAACGTCCTTACATTAACACTGAAACTAAAATGCCGAATGATGCATATAAAGGGACATGGCGCGATTATTTACATCCTGAGTCAGTGAATGCTTATTCAAACGGAATTGATTTTAATCAACCAAATCAAAAACAATTGGATCAGGCTAATTTTAACAAAGATGATTTAAAAGACCTTCAATCATGGGCTAAAAAACATCATCAGGATCCGCACGATTTTGATAAAAAGAATATTTATAAACTTGCCCATAAAGAGAAACTTTCCCTTGCCCAACTTAAAACAGAATTTGTCAAGATGGGAGTGCTCTAATGGCTATTAATTCATTACAGGATGTACGAGATATTGTTGGGAATAGTCAACAATCTAAAAATCCAAAAATGTCAGCTAATGCGCAAAAAAATGCATCTTCAGGTATAAATTCTTTAGAAGATATCAGAAATATTGTATCGGGCAATCAGCCTGATAATGATATGGGTTTCATGAATAGTTCACTAGCACAACAGCTTTCAAGAATCCCAGAATATGCGGAAGATGCAGCGACTAACTTGCCAAGTGAAATTTGGAACACTGCAAAAGAAGTACCTGCATCTGCTTATAAAGTTGTTACGAGTCCCCTAGGTGCAGCTCGCGATCTTGCCGGTGGTATTGCACGCGGTTCTCAAAAACTTGCTTCAGCAGGTTTAGAAGGTGGCGAATATGTTACGCGAAAAGGTGCTGAGGCCATTGGCCGTTTGACAGGAAAAAATCTCAATGTACCCAAATGGAATGCGCGAGAATTTATGGGACTTGAAGGTGAAAATCCGATTGACCTTGGAAGTTATATCGAAACTAAAAATCCAGATCCATTGCTTTCGATGGCAGGTCAATATGGGTTAGGAGGGGCTGCAGGCGCTTCAAAAGGATTGCTTGGTTTTGTAGGTGTGAATGCCCTTAATTCAGCATTACAGGCGCCTCCTGATGAAAGAATTCAAGCTGGTGTCCAAGGTGCTGTTAATACTGCATTGCCTGTTGGGCTAGGGAAAGCCGCTAAATTTGGTTATAACACAGTACGTCCTTCTAATTCCCTTCGCGGTAATCTTTCACCTGAAGAATTACAAGCTAATTTGGAAGCAGCGCAAGGCACTAATACCAATTTAGGAGATGTTATTGGTTCACCTACCTTAAAAAGAATTTATGAAAATGTATTGCCTCACGTTCCGCTTTCAGGCGCCTTTAATAAAATGCAGCAAACTGCCAATCAAGTTACCGCGCAAGGCGAAAATTTGATGGGCAAAATTGGTGAGAAATTACCTGAAGGCGATAAAACAGAAATTCTTCAGACTGCTTTGGATAAGGCATCACGTGAAGCAACACAAGAGAAAAATGCCGATTATAATAAAGTGAACAAAATAGCCGATGAAAGCGGAATGGTTGTCGGTCGAAGTAACTTACAAACTAAAGCCCAACAAATACTTGAAGACATTGATCAAAGCCCAGAATTAAAGCGTGAATTACCACCTGACCTATTAAGTGATTTACAGCAATATGCCAGAAATTCTGAAGGTAATAGCTTAAAATTATCGAATATTTTTAAAGGAAAATTAAACGATAAAACTAATGATTATTATGTGAATGGTAAAACGTATGAGGCAGGCATCCACCGTGATTTAAAAAATGCATTAGGTCAGGATATTGAAGGCGCTATAAAAGATTCTAATAATCCTGAGTTAAAAACAGCTTATGACGAAGCACAGAAAAACTATGGTTTAAAATTCAAACCATTCGAAGATCCTGACATCGTTAAATTTACCCGAAAAGGCGGAGACCCTGATATTTTATTGTCTCACTTTCTCAAAGGCGGGATTAACGATCGAGGGACTTTATTATCAAAACTAACCAGCAAACTGCCAGAAGACCTGAAGGAATTACCATTACACATGTACCTCTCTAAAGCTATTGATGAAACTGGGCGGTTAAATCCGCTCAAATTTAGGACATTATACAAGAATTTGGGCGAAAAGCAACGAGAAGCTTTAGTATCTGATCCTGTCATGAGGCGCCAAATCGATAAATATGTGAGAACAGTAGGTCTTAATACGGACAGCTTTACTACAATGTTTAACCCTAAAACAGGACAACGTCATCTGGATAGCGCTATCGGTTCACTTGAGGGCATTTTAGCTTATACAAATCCTATAAAAGCAGGACTTGCAATTGGAGGTGGCAATGTAGCTACCCGATTATTAACAAGTGAAAAATTAAGAGAAGCCCTAGTGAATAAAATGCTTAATCAAAAAAAATGACCTATAATGGATTTGTTTTAAACGGATTTAGAACACTGGAGAGTCAAAGGAATGGCTATCAATCCAGACTTGCTAGTTGCGGCACCGATGCTGCAAGACTATCTTGTCAAAAAAGATGGAACACCGTTGTCAGGCGGTATCATCACCCTATGGGTTGATACGGCACGTTATACACAATATAAAAACTGGTACTATCAAACGGGTGTGCCAGGAGCTTATACGTACATTCCATTAGACAATCCATTATCTTTAAGCGCTGCAGGAACTATTCAGGATCCTAATGGAAATGATGTCATTCCATTTTATTATCCGTTTGAAGAAACTGACGAAAATACGCCTGAAACTTATTTTATAACGGTTTACTCTGTAGATGAAAACGGGCAACCGGCAACCTTACAATTTACACGTGAAAATTTTCCATTTATGCCAACCGGTTTGTCACCTACATCGGAAGAACCTACTTTCAGAAATTATATTTTAAATAATGTTTACTGGCGTAATTTAGGATCATTTAATTTAACGAATGTGCTATCGCAAGTTGTAGCACCAAGCCAACACGAAGGTTATACAAACGGCGATATTCAATGGATTAAAAATGTTACGGGTGCAAATGATTCTCTATCATTTTTACCTATGACGACAACATTGGATAATGATGTCACGCCTGAATATTGTTTGAATGTTGAATGCGCAGGTGCAACGACAGGTGAAACAACTAAATGCATACAATATCCCTTATCACTTCACGTTAAAACATTGCAAAATGCAATGGGAACGATTGTCGTTCATGCGCAGAATATAGCAGGTAATCCGAATAATTATATTGATGTTCAAGTATATCAATATTTAGGTACAGGTGCTTTATCGCAACCTGCACCTATAAACGAAATGCGTTTGACATTGAATAATAATTTTCAAAAGTTTTTAATACCCGTTACTTTACCAGATGCAACAGGTTTAACATTAGGTGAAGGTGGAGATGATGCATTATTTGTAAGAATACAATATCCATTGAATGTTACATTTAATATAAGTCATACAAAGCCACAATTTTATTTAAGTCAAACAGTACCTGATAATAACTTCGATACTTATGACCAGATTGAAACAATCATTAATTCACCTAGAACGGGTGACTATCGAACAAGTTTAAATTCATTCATGCCAGGTTTTGTTGCAGCAAATGATGGATCAATTGGTACTTCAACATCGGGTGCAACAAATAGAGCAAACACTGATACTTGGCCACTCTATAATTTATTGTGGAACAGTGTATTAAATGCTTGGTGTCCTGTAGCCGGTGGTCGCGGTGCCAATGCTTATGCAGATTTTTCTGCCAATAAAGCACTGACCCTAACAAGAAATTTAGGACGTGTTATTGCAGGATTGGATCCTGTTGTTACGAACACAACATTTACGACTAATTATGCAGGATCACATTTTAATTTAACTGTTAGTTCTTCCGCAGGTTTTACAACAGGTTCCCCTGTTCAATTAATTAATACAGGCGGTTCATTACCTTCGTCATTAGCAGCTGGAACGGTTTATTTTCTAATTGTAATTAATGCAACAACGGTGCGATTAGCTTTGACACTTGAACTTGCCTATGCGGGAAGTGCAACGGATATAGGTTCTGATTCAACCGGCACAAGTTCACTGTTAAATGCATTAGGCGCTTATTTGGGTGAAACAAACCATACATTGACAAATGGCGAACTTGCATCCCATACGCACGGATTATCAACTGCAACAGCAATTGTACCTGTTGCAAATAATATGCCTTCAACATTTGGTTTCAATTCTGGAACAAATAATGACGGTGGAACACATGCCTGTCCTTTAAGCGGATCAACAGATGCCGATGGTGGTGGAGCAGGACATAACACCATGCAACCAACAATGTATGCAAATGTATTTTTGAAATTATAGTCAAAAGGAATTGATTATGAAGCAATTAAATTTTGGTCGGGATGTCCAAGGGTTCAATGCTTACGCTCCCGTCATTTCTGATATTAATTATTCAGCGACAATTGCATCCGGTGCACATAAAGAGGTGACGGTTCCTTCTTCTTCACAAAATTGGATTATTGTTTTTCAATATCAATTCGGATCAGATATTTGGGTCGCAATTAATAATACTGCAGCACAACCGGCAGGTGCTACTTTTGCTGCAACAACTTCTGTCTTAACACCCGCGCAATTACATGTACAAGCGGGTGATATAATTAGTTGCTATAACAACAATGCAAGTGGTCAGGATGTAGGAATATCATTTTATGCAATCCCGTAAATATTTTACGTTTGGCATGAATTTTAATATTTTGACGACACCCTTATTTAATGTTCAATTTACGGGAGGTCAACCTGCACCTGTTTCAAACTATCTTATTACTGAAGATAGTAATTATTTAATTACGGAAGATGGAAACAATTTAATTACTGAAAGCTAATTTAATTAACAAGGATGTTAGTTATGGCCAATGAAAAATTTACGCAATTACCAACGGTTGCAAACTCAACACTTGCTGACATCATTGCAGCAGTACAAGCAGGAGTCTCTGTTCAACAGACACTTGGACAAGTAGCATCCTTATTATTAGCAAATACTATTTTAAATAATGCAGGTAATCCAAATGGATCGGTTGCTGGTGTGGTTTATCAATTTTGTTGGGATACAACAAATCATCTTCTTTATGTTTGTACGACAAGTGGAAACGCTGCAACAGCTGTATGGACATTATCAGGTAGTGTTGCTTTTCCGATTCCAATGTCACAAGGTGGAACGGGTGCTAATTTAACAGCTTCAAATGGTGCGATCCCTTATTCGACTGCATCAGCTATTGCTTTATTGGCTCCTGGCACCTCTGGACAATTATTTCAGTCAGGTGGCGCGGGCGCACCAAATTGGACAACTGCAACTTATCCCTCAACTATTACCTCTGGTAATATTTTATTTGGTTCAAGTTCAAATGTTGTAGGTCAATATTCAGCAACAGCAAATTCTGTTTTAGGATTTAGCGGTGTTTCCGCAATGATTTCCATTCCACTTTCTGATGGACAATTTGCTATTGGTAGTTCATCAACTCAGCCTGCAGCGGGGTCAATTACACCAGGTGCTGGCATTAAAGTTGCTAATGGTAGCAATACTATTACAGTCAGTAATAATTTATCAACTTATGCGACGACAACAACCGCAGCAGCTACAACAACTTTAGTTGCGACGAGTGCTTATCAGCAATTTTTTACAGGAACGACAACGCAGACTGTTCTTCTTCCAGTAACATCAACTCTAGTATTAGGACAAGCATTTTACATTACGAATAATTCAACAGGTGTTGTTACTGTTGAATCATCAGGTGGTAATACCATTCAAGCAATGGCTGCGGGAACTACCTTACTTGTAACATGTATCTTAACTTCAGGTACAACAGCGGCTTCATGGTTTGCAGATTATAATTCTAGTGCATTATCATTACCTCTCTCTTTAGCGAATGGCGGGACTAATAATGCATTAATAGCAAGCGCTGGCGGTATTCTTTGGTCTGATTCAACTAAATTAAATATTTTGTCAGGAACTTCTACTGCAGGACAGTTATTATTATCCGGAAATGCAGCAACACCCGCTTGGTCAACCAGCACTTATCCTTCTACTAATGCAATTAATACATTACTTTATGCGAGTTCTGCAAATACAATGGCTGCCTTAGCAACCGCAAATTATGGTGTACTTGTCACAAGTAGTTCAGGTGTTCCATCTATTAGCTCTGGCGGTCAAATACCAGGTACTCGAACAAATGATAACGGAAGCGCTGGAAATATCGGTGAATATATTTATTCACAACAATTAACTCCTCAATCTCTTTCAACAGGCTCACCATCAAACGTAGTTTCTATTTCATTAACTGCTGGTGATTGGGATATTACTGGTTATTGTTCTTTCAACGCAAACAGTGCGACAACTGTCACCTACGCTCTGGCAAGTGCAAGCACTACAAGCGCAACACTCGATCCTAATTTTAATTCTGAATTTAGCGCAGGAACTGGGACTGTAACGGGTGCAAATCCTGCTTTTCCGATACCGTCTATTAGACTGTCTTTATCTGGGACAACTACCGTTTACCTTGTCGCTCAGTCAAGCTTTGGTGTATCTACAATGGCAGCCACTGGATTTATTGCAGGAAGACGGGCAAGATAATTATTAATTTTTCATATTTAAAAGGAATTTAATATGAGTATTTTATCGATAAATGTAAATGTAACAGGATTAGTTGGTCAAACCGTTAATCCACGCAGAAATACGATGATTACAACTGATAATCTTGCAACGATTACAGCAGCTGGATATTTAAACGGACAAAATTCTTCAGGCAATCCAATTTTTCCAACTGACATTTTTGAAGTTCTTTATAGCTTTAACCAAGCTAATCAACAAGGAACTTTTGGAATTTTTCAATTAACTTATTCTTCGTCAACTGGATTTACTTTAGTTTTGTGGGAAAACCCAGGTAATGTTTTATTGCCCGTTGTATCCGGTGATTTTGCGAATTTTAATGGAACGACAGGACAAATTAAAGATGCGGGTTATTCACCATCTAATCCTGCTAAAACAAAAGTAGTTATGGCAAGCGCTGCTGTTACTAATAATGGTTTAGCCGCATTTTTAGATACTGCAGGAACTATCGGAAACCCAAGCACGACAACTACCACAGGCTTTGGTATTACCGCTGCAACCGGTAACTTTACCGCCACATTAGGAAATTTTGTGGGGGGTTCAGCTGCGGGTGGAAATAATGCTCAAGTTCAATTATTCCCAACAACAGCTGCAAAAGGTTCTTTAATTTTATTAGCAGCCGCAAATACCGGCAATACAAATACCACATTAACAAATGCTGCAATGGGTCAAGCATCTGTTATCACAGTACCTGATCCAGCTGGAGCAACTGCTGATTTTGTTTTAGCACCAGCGGCTTTGGTTAATGGTAATCTGGTTAAAGCTTCAGGCACTGCAGGTTTAGTTGCGGATGCAGGATTCGCTGCTAATAACGTTCAAACCTCTGCATTAACTTCACCTGATGCTATTTCAGATTTAGTATGGATTGATGTTCCCTTAACAGCTGCAGGTCTTGCGACTTCAGGTCACATTGCAATTCAAGCTTCCAGTGGATCCAAACAATATAAGGTACGTGATATTCGCGTAAATTATAGCGCTTCAGGCTTTTCAGGCGGTGGTGATAGATTAGTAACGATTACTGATGGAACAACTGTCTTTAATAATGCAGGTATCACTGCAGCATTGCTTGGAACACCTATTAATACTTTATGGGGTGGAACAGGCAATCCTATTGCCGGAACGGTTGCAATGAACACATCAAGTGTTGCAGGTGCGCCTATTTATGCAGTATATTCGGGAGGTACCACCGATTGGGGTACAGGTACTGTAAACATTTCCGTATTAGTTCAACGTGTCGCATAAGGATATAATATGACAGATCAAGCTTTAAAGGACGCAAAATTAACAAGTCTTGAAAATGACAATAATCATTTACAAATGGTTGTTAAATCATTAACAAGTCAAGTTAAGGCTAGACAAATTCAAGCGCAAGAACAATTTGAACAAAGTGCAAATTTTAGAACAAGTATTCTTTTACTCGAAGAAATGCTGCAAAAAGTGCAGGCGTCTGAAAAATATTTGACTGAAAGAGTGCAAGTTTTAGAGAAAGAAAAAACAGACCTTGAAGCAAAGCTCAATGGTAATTTTGAAGCTGATCAAGCTGCTTAAGTTATTTTTTCTTTTTAGGGATTTTAGCTCCAGATTTGCGAGCTGTATTTAAAGCAATAGCGACAGCTTGCTTCTGGGGCTTACCTGCTTCCATTTCAGTTTTAATATTTTCTGAAACAGCTTTTTTACTCTTTCCTTTTTTCAATGGCATAACGCCTCCTAGACATTAATTTTAACCAAGCAATCACCTGAATATATCACAACTTTTTCAGAATCAGATTCCTGAAATATGAATATTTCACCGGTATATTTTAAATTCGTAATGTCGTGATGATAAACTTCACGCGCACCTGAAAAGCACTTTATTGAATCAGCATGGGAATTTATAGAAACTAAAGTTAAAAACAGAAATAAGAATTTGCGCATAGTAACGTCCTTTCATTCAAGCAAAATGATTACGTCCTGTAATCTTATAAATTTTGCTGAATTATTCTGCACGATTATGCGATATTAACACAAGCATTTTCCGCAGGATAAACGGTAAAAGGTAATTCCGCTGCTTGCTCAGGTGTTAATTTTGCAAACCATACCTTTTTGACATTGTCCCATGCAAAACCTGCATCTTTTACAACTTGTCTTTGATCATAACTGATTTGAGCATGATAGGTTAATCGGCCTTTCCCTGATTTATCCAGAAAACTTTCTATGTCATCGATACACTGAATTGCATCGCATAGTAGCAGGCAATCTGATAAAGCGCGGTGAGCGTTAACAATAGGTACACCAAGATCAACAGCAATATGGATCAGGTTTAATGGAATGCCTTTTCTAACAGGCCAGATAACATCATTTCGGGTACATATCCATTTTTTTTGTCGAGTTAAATCTTGAAAATCGATCAAAGTATCAAGCCATTTTTTATCAAACTCTGCATTGTGGGCAACAATAGCATCGGCTTTAGTAATCATTTCACGTAACATTAAAAAAGCCCTTCCCTGCAAATTCTGATCTATTTGCTTTAAAGCATCAACCTCAATTCGATTAACTGAATAAGCAGCATTGGTATCGTTATAACAAAGGACAGATGATTGGGCTAAAATACTTCTTGTGGGAATATTAAATAATACAGCTGCAATTTCGATGACTTTTCCATTGGATGGATCAAACCCTGTTGTTTCGGTATCTAAAATACAAATGTTTTGCATAAAAATTCCTAAATATGGAGGCAATTGGCTAGTTTTAATGTGCTAGCATTTCCCAGCAATTTCTGAAATTCAGAACATTCTATCGCGTTTTATCACTTAAACTACAATTGCCAAAAACTGGCGACCTACTTTATCAAGCAGCAAATGTGGAAAACATAACCCTATTGAAAAGGACTTGATAAAGTCGGCCATTTAACTGGAGGCAACCAGAGTCCCGCAGACTTTTAACATAGAGTTCGCCTCAACTATGCTTTGGTTGCCATATTTATTTAGACTGGAAAGGGAAGGATTCGAACCTCCGCGCTTTTAGAGAACAGGTTTACAGCCTGCCGCTTTCGACCGCTCAGCCACCTTTCCATTCCCTATCTGATACGAACCGATTGTCTTTGTACCAGACGAACACCTGGGATTTCAAGTCCATTTTTTAAATCTTCCATAATTTTTTTCAAGTTAAGTTCGCGAGGCAAATCTTTGTCATAAGAGCATGGCACCTGATTGGGATCTAAAATTTCAACCGATGGGGGATTATTCTGCATTGAAATTGTAAATTCTGGCGATTCAATCTTTTTGATTTCGCATCGTTCCATGTTCATTTGGAGATATTCTTTAAGACGTGTGACTTGATTTTTAAACATCTTTTCGCGCTTAATAAGACGTTCTTTTTCAGTTTTAATCATTTCTTGAGTTAGCTCAATTGATTTAAAAAGCTTTGTAATATTAATACATTTATTTTCGATTGAGTCTTGTAAAGCATTCAATTTATCAAGCGCTGTCTCATCGACAACGCCTGTTTCAGGATCATAAAGATCGTTAACTAGAAATTGATATTGTTCTGACATATCGTAAAGTGACAACGACTTCATTGTTTAATCTCTCCCGTTTCATTATCAATTGTTTCAGCTTTAGTTGATGATTCAAGTTCTGCTAGTTTTTTGTCTTTAGCTTCAACACATTTTTGCATGTTTTCTTTGTTCTTTTTATTCATCCAAAATTTATAAGCTTTGCTATAAATTTCTTTGAGATTATCAACCGAATCAGCCCATGAAATATCTAATAAATCCTGATCGATATTATGTTCAACAGGCGCAGCTATTGGTTCATGTTCAATAGTTTGACCTTTTGGTTTTCGTGTATCTTCATGATGATAATTTTTGCCTTCCATCTCTTCTTTCGTATATTCATTACCAACAATATCAGGAAAAGCTTTTCGAAGGGCTTGTGCTTCAGCGCATTTTGCTAATTGACCATATGAACGTTTGCACCACATATCATTTGGGGTATCATCCCATTTTGATTTGGATGCATAGTTTTCCTTCCAATATTCTCGTGCTGTGAATAAAGCAATTTCACCATTTGGTAAAAGTTTTCTTACAGTCACTTTGCACCATTTAGGATAAGTTACTTTAACGCTTCCTTTTTTCTTTCCGTCTTTATCTTTTGTAACAAATTCTTCAGTGACATCCTGACCAAATTCAGGCTCATCCACTCCGGCATATTGACCGCTACGAGATGCATCAATTCGATATAAACCGATACCTGGCATGATGACATTTTTACGTTCGTAAATTGCTTTACCCTGATTATCAACTTTATCGGTTTTAACACTCATCGGGACAAGATGAACAGGTTTTAAAATGGGATCAATTTTGCGTGCCTTGCAATAACTTAAAATCATTGCAACTTCCTGATCGGTTGAACCTGGGTATAAAGTTTCCTGCAATACCCTGAATGTATTTTCATCCGTGTTCAATGTAGCCAAATTAACAATAGATGGATTTGTTGCTACTTGCTTTGACATAGCCATGATTTTAACCCCATTATTAAAAGTTTAAATTTAAAATTAATTGAAAAGTTGATTCGTTCTTTTGGAGTAACATAATCTTTAATAATCATGCTGATTTTCTCCATAAAGTTTCGCCTGTTTGTCTATCGATGAATGAACTCATGCCAAGATCACACATTTTCTCTGCAAAAATTTCATCACGGAAATCTGAGATTATCTTGTCAAAATGTGATTCAAAGAAGTCATAGGAGGATTGTTTAATTTCATTTATCAAGTCATTTTCTGTTTCATGATTTTTAACAAGAAGGAGTGAAGTAAGAAGACGATTTGCATTTTGATTTAAAACAATATCAACATCGTTTCCTAATGATGCCATTGCTTCAGCGACCAATTTATCTTTATGTATTGAATCAAGGTCTGAAAAAAACTGGGCGTTTTTATCTTCAATGAGATATTTGATATAAGATTTAATTTCTTTATTGACTATGTTCATTTACAGTCCTCCTTAACCGTAAACCAAACCAGCAAAATAAAGCTGTTCCAAGACATCCTGTCTGTTTTTTTCTTTTGCAAGTTTTATGATTATAGCCAAGAATCTATTAATAAGCTCGTGATGTACATCAGCCTTTTTGGCCATTGTTGCGCACCGATCTAAACCCAGCTGACTTAAGCACTCTGAAATGACAAAACGTTCCTCTGATATTGATTGAGCACCTTTACTTGACATATAGTACATTTATAAAACTCCTATGACTTTTTTGTTTAAATATAGATGCACAGTGTATATGTCTTGTAAATATTTGTCAACTAACGTAGACTAATTTATATTAATAAATTGACAAAAATTGACATCTTATTTGTCAATAAGTTATAAGGATTAGGCTTAAAAGGAGGAGAACATGAAAACGTCGGAATGTATAAAATATATACGATTTGAACTTGGACTAAACCAAGCAGAACTTGCGCGTAAAATTGATAAAGATAAAACCTCAATCTGTTTGTATGAAAAGGGCAAAAGAAAACCTGGCTATCCTACTTTAAGAAAAATTATTGATTTAGCCAATGCAAACGGAATGAATATTCAATATAAAGATTTGCGAGACGAATAATTATGAATGAATCATCTGTCATTATTGATTTTAACAAAACTGAAATTATGGAAGCTTATTACAAGGAAAAACCACTCGATTATACTGTTTTGCATCAATGGTTACGTCTGCATTTTGGACGTGCTCATCGTTGTGAAAATTTAAAATGCACAAAACCTTCTAAAAAATTCAATTGGGCTAAAGTCAAAGGATGTGAATATGAATTTAAACGCGAAAATTTTGTAATGCTCTGTGCATCTTGTCATTACTATTATGATGATCGTTTTAAAATACCAAAATCAAAAGGAAAGAAAAAATGAGTTGTATACCACGAATTTTAGAATTAAAAGGTGATAAGGAATTTTTAGCTGTTCCAACAAAAACTGAAATAATGAGAGGTGTGATTATTGAAGATGGAGGTCATTATAAAGGTTATGATTATCTCATTACTTTTAATGATATGGGTTTTAGATGCGGATATGTGGCCATTTCACCTGATCATCCATTCTACAATAAAAATTTAACCGGTTATTCAGACAATGAAGAAGATTTTTTGATAGATGTTCATGGTGGTATTACATTTTTTGAAAAGCATAGTATGGCAGAACTTCTTGTTAAACATCCATGTGAAGATAAATGGATAGGTTTCGATTGCGGTCATGCTGGTGATTTAATGGATCTTGAAACAGCCTTAAAGATATTTTCTTTTGATGAAAAAATATCAGCAGGAATTAAATTAATGATCGAGATCAATATTCAAGTAAAAAAAGATATGGAGAAAAAATATCCTGATTTTTATGATTTTAGAAAAGATCCTAATAGTGAATTCTGTGATTTATTGAGAACAAAAGAATATGTAATAGATCAGTGCAAACATTTAATTGAACAACTCATCGAAAAGGAAGCTGCATGAGCAATCAATCAGATTATATGCTTGGGCGATGTTTTGCTTTATTAGCTCAACTTAGAAATCATTTAATTTTAGCAGGTGATAACGAATCAATATCTCTAATTGAAAATGAATATCAAGATTTGAAGAATGACATGGAACTTCATTATTACGGACATTTAAAGGAAAAGAAGAATGACTGATGTTAAAGATGATTTTAAACGTATTGTTAAAAACATTATGAGTGTTTACCAAGAGGAAGTAGATAATTTTATTAGAACTCATCCTGAAGGAAGTTTAACGGATGCTGATGTAATTATCATGAACATGAATGTGATAATGTCCATATCAACAAACATGTATTATTACCTTAAAGATCTTTTACCAACGATCCCTATTGATTTTGATTATATTAAAGCGACTATTATTAATCATTTAAAAGATAATTTCGAAAAAGTAAAAGAATATAATCCTAAACATCGTTATATGCCTTTATCAGTCGAGCAAGTTAAAGAAATA